GTATCCTAGCCAGCACTAGGCCGCCAACTCCAATGACTCCTGCGTATTTTCCGTCTTTGACTTGTGGGTAATTAGAGTCAGGATATTCATCCGCTCTAACAAATTCCCAACCAGATCTCAATTTGCCGGATATGTTCTTCGTATCATCGAAGCCAACACTTTCAGCTCTTATCCATCTATGTCTAAATCCGTCTGGCGCAGGTGGTGCATCCAGAGATGATGGTGGAGTCCAAACTTTTGGTCTTTCTTTTTTGACCATAGTTTCGCTCGCACGGGAAGTCTTAATATTTTTATCTTTTTCCATATGCCTATACCTCCTTCGTGGTTAAATGTTTCGCATATTCTTCAAGTGGCACACCTAATCTTTTAGCAATTGCTACCTGTGAAGGTGTGAGTCTCACAGTTTTTTTGCGTCCTGTTTGGCTTGGACGTTTCGCCGAAGCTACATTTTGTACAGGTTTATTTGTACTTTCTGTAGATGTATCTTCTTTTATAGCAAATTTATGCGGAAATTCAAGTCTTATTCTTTTATCAATTTCTGCATAGTATTCGTCACTTCTAGGATCAAATCCTTCCTCTTCAACAATTTTTTTATGTAAATCAAATGCAGTATAAGTCATTGCTGAATCATTACCAAACCAATTATTTCTAGAAGCCCAATCTTCTGCTTTAGGATCAGTTTGTGGTGTTTGATTTGTTTGTTGAGGAGTTATTGTAACTTCTTTTTCTTTTACAACATCTTGTTGATTAGATTTAAGAGAACCTAATCTAGCTGCTTCTAAAGTTAACTCTGCAATTTGTTGTTGAGCTGAAATTTGAGCGTCAACATCTCCTGCATTGATAGCTGATTTAAGAGCTATTTTTACATTATCTAAACTAGATTTAACTCTATTTTCAAATTCAGAAACATATCTTTGATCTGTTCTAGATAATCTTGATTCAATCTGTTCTTTTTCTCTTTTAACAGAATGAGCAAAATTAATAGCTTCTTCTTTTTGTCTTTCAGCTTCTCTAATTTTATGAGTTAATTTAGCAATACGTTTTTTAACGCTCTCGCTATACTCTTCTAACTCATCTTTTTTTTCTACAGGTTTTTCAACCTTTGCTTCAACAACAGGTTTTTCTTCCTCTTGTATAACGTCAATCTTCTCTTCCTTTTTTTCTTCTGCAACGACTTTCGTTTGTTCGTTGTTATCCAATATAACTTCAGCGCCTTCTTCCTCGCCGACATCTATCATTGGATCTCTTTTTTTATCTTCCATTGGCATAGTGCCTCCTATGTTTAAATATGATGAAGAACATCTTCAGGATTTTTAATAGTCCCAAGTACTTCGTCATCGTTTAGTAGTCGCACTTCTCCACCCTCTATTGGTAATCTCGATCCAGCATAACGAGCAAAAATTACCCAATCTCCTTTTTTACACCATGGACCTTTTGGATAACGTTCTTTATCATAGTACGCTAATGGTCCAATTTTTAATACATAGCCACAGTTTGTAGCTATTCTTAATTTATCTAATGATTCTTGTGCAATGATAATTCCACCTTTAGTTTTATCTTTAGGTGTAAATGGTAATACTAATAATCTCCAACCAGATGGTTCAGGTAAGCCATCAACTAATGATTCAGAAATGTTTTCTGCTCTTATAGTTTTATCTTCAATTTTTTTATTTTCTTCTTGATATTTTTCTTCTAAACCTAGAACGGTTTTAGGTATTTCATTTGACTGAACATCAGTCGAGTTTAATAACGTTTCCAGCATCTTGTTTTAGCTCCTTTGTGTTTAGCAGGTTAGAGATTTCCTGTAATAAAAATTCGTAAGTACGAATTTGTCCAAGTATATACTTGTATTCTTCCATATTGTCAACACCACCTGAAGTAATCATGGTTGTTAAATTAGCCAACTGGGCCTTCATATATCTTTGTAATTTACTTGCTACGTCTACTGTTTCCATTCTCTTCTCCTTTTGTTAGTTATATTAACAATTCCACTTACGTAGGGATTTATTAATTCTTGAATTTGGATCTCTTGCTGTCTTTGCAGATGTTAATCTTTTCTTCATTCCAGACATTCTGGCACAGAATGATTTTCTTCTATTAGCAGATTTTGAACCTGGTTTTAATTTAGAGGGTTTAGTAGTTACTGCCATTGATAATTTAGAACCTGGGTTTGCAGCTCTATAAGATGCAATACCTTTTTTATTTAATCCACCTGATTCAGATTTACCTTCTTTTCTTTGCCATGCAGGAGTTCCACCTTTTGCAAATTTATCTCTTATTTTTAAACTAAATTTACATTCTGGATCTCTACCAGCGCAATTTTTAAAAGCCATTCCTTTGCCTTTTAAAGATATATCGCCCATTATACTAATCCTCCATTACTCATTTTTCTTCTTGAAAATGTTGGAACATTTGTAGGTTTAGGTCCTGTATTACCAGCGGCTCTTTTTCTTGTAACTGCTGATCTTCTTTGACCTTCTGACATTGATCTAGCTTTGGCTAGTGGTACACATTTTGGATAACCTTTTCTTTTTTCACCTTTGGATCTTCCACAAGGAGCAAATGATCCATCTTTTCTTTTAGATCCAATATCTACCCATTTCTCTTGAACCCATGCGCGAAGACCTTTAGCCATATTAATATTTCTTTGTAACTTTTCTTCTGTTATCTAAAACACCACCACAACCTTTGGCAACACCACCTTGTTTATAATTGGATACCATTTTTCTTTGTTGTGAAAGATTTGTTTTATTTTTAGTAATAACTTTTTTTCTTTTATCTAAAGTTGCACCTGCAGAAAGCATTCCACCATCAGCTTTATTTTTTCTACCTCCTGGAACTATTTTTCCAGAACAAACTGCGCTCGCGTACATGTTTGCATACGCGCTAGGGTACACTTTAAATTTTGCTTTTGCTGCAGCTTTTCCTCTGGCACAAAGTTTAGCCATTACTTTTTACTTTTTTTTGTCATCTTACCTGATTTAATTTCTTTAAATCCTTTTCTCTCCATTTTAGTTTCTTTTGCTTCCATTGCCATAGATTCAGCGCCTTCATGAGCCATAGATTCGTCCATAATCATTCCGCCTTTTTTCTTAATAACACCTCTACCTTTTAAAATATCTTTAAAAGTTACTTTACCATCTCCAGTTAAATCTGGAAATTTACCTTTAGCCATTCCACCTTTTTTAAGTGATTGTCTTGGTCTTATTTTATAATCGTTTCTCATGTTATATCCTTATCCGTTTTCTTGATTGTTATTTACCGGTTTGTTCGCCATAGTGCGTGCAACCGATTCCGCGCTTCTGCCCACCACATAACCTCCGAGACCTATTTGTAATAATGTCCAAACATCTCCTGGAAGAGTTATAGTGATAGAAGCTTTAAAAAAAAATAATAGTAAGGGTCCTAATATATAATTCCATACTAATATAAAAATTAATACATACATTAATAAAGGTCTCCAGCTAGATGCGAACCAGCCCGCTTTGGCTTCTGCTTCAATAATTTTTGCTGCAGCTTGTAATTCTTGTGTATTAGATTGTAGTAATTGAGTTTGTAAATCTGCTTTTAATTTTGCTTGTAAATCTTTATCAGGAACTGATTTTTCAATTGTATTAAATAAAATTTTAGCTAAAGGTGCAATAGCTCCAAGCATTGGTAACATTTCTTAATACCACTTTGCTTTACGCTTTTTCTCTGGAAGCATTGCTCTTTGTCCACCAACTTGTTCAAGTTGTGTTTCTTGTGGATTAGTCATTTCAACTTCAACTGCTTGTGCATAACCGTCACTATTTAAAAATTGTGAATGGTTAACTTGATTACCAAATTCTGATCTTGATGTGCCATTTACTGAACCACCTTTTGCCATTGGCTTTCTAGACTGACCTGCTTCTGATAATGCAATTGCGATTGCTTGTTTTGGGCTTTTTACTTTTTTTGAAGATTGACCTATATTAAGTTCTCCTCTTTTAAATTCTCTCATAACTTTACCAACTTTTTTTTGGCTTGGTGTCATTAATTTTTTCATAATAATATCCTTGGTGTTTATATATACTAATATCTAAAATACCACAATACTGGTTATTAGCCAGTAATTATTTTAGCGTTTTGCATGCCTTGTTTAGCAAGATCTACGCCTATTTTTAACTTTGTCAAATCATCTGTTTGTTCAAGTTTTTCATCGGCTACTTGTCTATTAGACATAACTTTTAACTTATCTAGATTTATTCTATCTTCAGATTCTTTTTTCTTACGCTCATTCTCCATAGCTCTTAAATCAATCTCTCTAGATTTTAACTGAACTAATGGATCATTATTCATACCATCATTAATCTTATTTTCTTCAGTCATATAATCTTTAGTCATTTCAGCAATTAGTTTTGCTTTTCTAGATTCAATAGCTTGTGTCATTTGTTGAACTTGTAATTGTAATTGTGGATTCATTTGTGCTTGTTGTTGCATTGATTGTAATTGCATTAACTCTTTAGAAAACTCTAATTGAATTTGTTCTTGAGCCATTACTGAAATATGTTCTAGAACATTCTTTTGAATAATACCCATTGCCATAGGATTATTTTTAATCATGTTTAATTGCATAAAGTTTAAATGCGCTTCAATGTGTGCAGTATGATCTTGTCCAGCAAATGCTTGAAAAGGTTGTCCCGTCATGGCATTGATATGTTCCATAGAAGGATCCATCGGTAAAGGTTGTTGTGGTGGAGGTAATATTAAATCAATATTCTTAACTCCAATCGCTTCATACATTGTTCTGTAAACTTGATACAAGTTATGCATTTGTGGATTAGACATTGCAAGTTGCATTTCAGTTTGTGCTAAATTAATTCTTTGTGTTTGTGAAAATATATTTGGATCTGCAACAGGTAAAATATCAATCTTATCATCAAAGTCAGCAGCTTTAATTTCTCTTGTTCCACCTACAACATCATACGGATAATTAGGAGGTAAGTAAGTTGCAAATACTTTTGCTAATAATTCAAATTCATTTTTAAGTGAAGCATATAATCTTTTATGAATTGCTGACATCACCCTCGATCCGCGCTCCAATAATGCCATCGTCGTACCCACAGCAGCGTTTTGATTACCATCACCCACTTGCATATCTGCGATGGACGCGAATCGTTGACCTGCTTGAACCACAATACCCATCAGTTGTAATAAAGTTCCTGAAGGTTCTTTAAAGGGAAGAGGCATAAATGCATCTCTTAAATTTCCACCGGGTGCATCTACATCTCTAAATTCTCCAGGTTGAATAGGTTGTGCATCATCTCTTACACGAATACCTCGCATTTTAAATCCAGAGGGTAAATTAGATAATGTTCCTGCATCTAGTAATTGTCTTAATGCTTGAGTTGCAGTTCGTGATAATCCACCAATCATGTGAATTAAACCAAAACCATAAAATCCAAGTCCTGGTAAAAATTTAAAGTGTACAAAGTAATTAGTTTTATTTTTTAGCGGATCGTCGGACTTATAATTTCTTCTTATAGATAAAACATCTCGTGATGATTCTTCAATCGTTACAACGTAAGGAAGTTTAATTCCTGTGGGCTCACCCGTTTGAAGATCTTTATCTTCAAAACCTTCTATATCTAAATTAACGTGACATTCTAAAAGAGTGTAAATATTATCTTGTCTTTCAATTCTAACACCTTCTAGTTCACGTTCTTTTTCTTTTATTGGATCTGTTTTAGTTGCGGGTTGACCTAGCTCTACATCTTTATAAAAACCACTTACTTGTTGCTTACGTAAATCATTTTCAGAAATTTTTAATACGTGAATAATAGCATCTGCATCTTCTAATGAAGTTGCTGAATAAGGAACGATTAAATCTTCTGCAGGTATAAATTTAGATACCGCTCGTCCAAGGATTGCATCGTAATAAACTTTTTTAAAAGTAGATCCTGATAGCGGTAAGTAAAATAACATCTGATCAAATTCTGGTTCATACTCTTTCATAACAGTCATGATTTGATAGTTCATGAAATCTCTAACTCGTTCTGATTGTTGTTCTTTTTGTGAATCTATTTTACCTACGATTTGAGTTCTAACAGGCCCATCTGCTGGTAATAATTCTTTATAAGCTTGTGATTGAAATTGTGTTACTGATTCTGCAAGAACTGGATGTGTTACACCTGATGCATTATTAAAAGGTTCAGTTCTTCTTTCATATTTAAAACCTAATAGTTCAAGACCATTCGTATATGCTGTTTCCCAATCTTGTCGTGAAGATCTATAATCTTTGTATTGTCCTTCTAATTCAGATCCTATTTCTGTTAAAATACTTTCATCTAAAAGTTCTGCTAAATTTGCATAGTGATCTTCACCTCCTTGAGGAGCTGCAGCACTTGGATCAAAAGAAATTTCTGCACCACCATCTTCATCCATATTAATTTCAACAGATGGATCTTGTGCTTGTTCTACTTGTTCTTGAATAGTTTGATCAACTTCAGTTTGACCTGGAATTTCAATAGTAGTTTTTGTATTGGGTAATGACTTATCGATTTCTGCCATGATTAATTATACCTTCTTCTAAATAATGATTCAACACCTTGTGAGTCAGGACCTTTAGCAGGTGGCACTGTTGTTGTCAATCCACCATCAGACATACTCACTCGTCCGCCATCCGAGAATCTTTTAGAAAAAGTTCCCATTACGCTATCATATAAATCAAATATTTCTTTTTTAGACATACCTGTAGTTTCATAACCTTTTTTATTTAATGTTTGTTCTTCATAACTTTTAACTTGTCCACCTTGATCAAAACTAGCTATTCCACCATCTGCCTTTTTTGTAGGAGTAACGCGAGCCGCGGCGTCTTGTTCAGATTTTAAAATATTTTGTAAAAGTTCATTTTGATTATATTTATATCCTCCAGTATTACCAAAAGCATGAACTCGTTCATCTCCTCCTATATTTGCCATAGGTTTATTATAAATTGATTCTAATCTATCAAGAGCTCTTTTTTGTAAATCTATTTGAGATTGCAATTCTACTGATGGAGTGCCTGTATATCCATATTGCTCTATTGGAGTTCCTCTTGATGAATATTGATATTGTGTTTGAGGTCGTTGTTGTTGAACTGAAGGTGGTGCTTGAAATCTTTGGTTATAAATAGAAGTTGCTAAATCAATTGTTGATTTTTGTGGATCAGCTTGAAAGGTTGGACCAAAATATGCTTCATTTAAACTTCTTTGAAAAGATGGAAAAAAATCTTGTTGATATCTTAACTCTTCCATTTCAGGTTCTGAATATCCAGCTGCTTGTGCTTGTTGCATCATCAGTCCAGCTTGTGGACTAAACACATCTCTAAATCTTTGACCTGATGTAAATATATTTCCTGTTAATGCAGAAATAACTGGATCGCTATAACCATATTGATCAATTGGAGATCTTTGTAAAGCAAGTGGATCTATGTTTCCTCCAACTTGATATCCCGGTCTTTCACGAAACATACTTGCAACACCACCGTCTGCATAAGGTGTGTCTGCTCTCATTGCAGCAAATTCTGTTGGTATATTAATATCAATATCTACTCCTTCTCCTTTGCTCGCTCTTGGTCCTAAAAGATTTCCTAACATTTCTAAACCAGCTGAAGTATCTACTCTTTTATTTTTAAATGAATTTGAAATATAATCTTTTATTAAAGATGTATCTACATCTCTGGCTTTAGGGTTATCATTTCCTATCCATCCTGTAAAATTACCTTGAGTTCCATATGCTGGATTCCAATCATATTTATCTTTAACTTTTACATCTAAAGTTTTTGGATCTATTTCATAACTGTAAGTTCCTAATGTTGCATAAGTTGAAGGAAATTTAGTTATTGCATTTTGTCTACTTGATCTAGTTAAGTGTTGATCTTTTTCATTAACTTGCCCTGAAAGATCTCCTGTTCTTGAATATTTTTCTAATGCTTGTTTTCTTAAATCTAATTTAAAATCATCTGGAAAATAATTCTCATCAAGTTTTCCTGTTTTTAAACCTGGAACCATAGTTCTTGTATATAATCTATATTCAGGTCCTATATTATTTTTTATTAAATTACTTAATCCACCATCAGCAAGATCCATATACTGTCTATCTCTATTCATAATTTCTGGCATTACTGGAACTGCTCCTTTTGGAATAACATCTCTTGGTGGATAGATAGGCATTGTTTCATAACTATCATATTCTGGAGGTGAATAGTTTGGATATTTAGATTCTAAATTTCCTAAAATTTCTTGTTCAGTGTATGGTGTATATTTATCTAATGGTATTTCTTCTGGAGATCTTTCTTTATTAGAAACTCTTGTTACAAATTTTTCAAATGCTTCTTCGATTCCTGCCATATTAATAATAAGTTCTGTTATGATGAATCACTGGTTCGTCTCTATAATCCTCTGGGTGATCTATAAAACCACCTTGTCGAAATCTCATTACTGCTTGAGTCATAGAATCTACCAAGTCATCGTTATCCCCGTAAGGAAATGCTGCGCATTCCTCTACGACCTCTTCAGCAAACTTTTGATCAGGTGCCCATATTTGTCCTGATTCAAACAATGGCGCAACTGCATTTACCCTTGCATGCTTATCATTTCCTTTGCTCGGTGTAAAGTTAACAACGGGAATACCCATTTTACGTAATTCATAGGTCAAAGGTAGTCCTGATGCTTTAGCTTCAATGATCACCGTTTCTGGATTCCAGTAGCTATATTGTTCTAATGCTTTACGTTTTAATTCTGGAAACTCTAATCTTTCCTTATAAGCATCTAGTAATATTAAATTCGGTTCGCTATCCTCGTTCAATCTAAATACACCCCACGTTGTGATTGCAGAGTAATCCGCCGTTTCTTTTTTAAGAAACGCTGTATCATAACTTTGAATGACATGATCTAAAGGAGGAATATAAGGTTTATCCCAAACTCTCCACCACTCACGTTTAATGATTGATCCCTCTTCTGCCGTTGGATTTTGCATCCATTGTGCATTCCATTTCTGAACCGACAAAGAAGCTTTGACAGATTCTAATTCTGATAACTTCCAATACTCTGGCCACACCGCTTGATTGGTTGGAAGAATAGCTGGAAACTCAATCAACTCCCATTGATCTGCTTTTGTTTCAGCTGATGATTTTATAAGTTGTGCTGTTAAATCTTTAACTGACCAACGCGTCATAACCACGACAATCTTACCGCCGGGTTGTAATCTCTGACGAGGTCCTGATGTATACCATTCATAAGCACGTTCCAGCGCTTCTGGATTCATGGCGTCTTGTTCTGAATGTGGATCATCTATAATTAATAGATCAGCGCCTCGACCTGTTATCGCACCGCCGACACCGGCTGCAAAGTATTCACCCCCTTGTTCCGTTTCCCAACGGCCCGCGGCTTGCGAGTCTTCACGTAATCTTGTTTGAAATATTTTCTGATAGTCTTCGCTGTCAATGAGTGTTTTAGCTTTTCTACCGAACCGAACAGCGAGCTCCGCGGTGTGAGTAGTTTGGATAATCTTTAGTTTAGGATTCTTACCTATCATCCAAGCGGGGAGCAGGAACGATGCAAACTCTGATTTGGTATGCCTTGGTGGCATGTTGATTATTAAACGATTGATATCGCCTCGTGCAAGTCTATTGAACTGATCAGCAATTTTTTTATGATGATCTCCTTGTATAAAATCTGGCCAAACAGTTTTAACAAACTTTAAGAAATCATTATTGATTTCTTTTTTGTTTTTCTTTTCACGTAACATAAGAAAACATTTTCTATAATCCTTACGTGCATCTACTGGTAATTTTTGTATCTGTTCTTCTGTTAGTGTTAACTCTTCCATAATAACCTTTAATTATATAGTATTATTACCAAATAAGAAAGAGCTTGAAAGTACAATGAATGTTACGAAAAAGGGTTTCATAAAAATTTTTTATAAAATTTTTGAGGCATTGCAATATTTATAAATATTATTTTTTTGGGGGTAGGGGTACATAAAACAACATATATTTTGGAAATGTTTTTGGCGCGTAGGAATGTCCAAATCCTTGATTATAGAACAACATTTAGATACATCTAAAAGTTTAAGGGTATAGGGGTAAAGAAAAATACTTCGTATTTCACTTTCATTTTGATTAGGTAATAACTTCGTTATTACTTAATCGTTAAACAAGGAACGGATACACGCGATACGCGAACACGCGTGGCGTGTATCGTTGGCGTTGGCTTGGCGGTTAGCGGTACGCTGTTGGCGTAGCGTGAAACGATAATAGATATTAATTAAAAGATAATGCTTGTCTTATAATATCCCATAATATAAACCTTATGTTCTGGGTTGATAAGATACTAATACTTAATTAATAACTTATATTAATTAATATCTTGGTAGCATAACCCACGCCTAACGATTCGCGTATAGGTTGCATTTGTTTAGCTGTTATTTAATCGCGGATAGTTATTCAGTTATCTTTATTTATAAATGATAAGCGGATTTTGGATTGAGTAAAGGTAAGGCGGTCAGCGTTTCGTTAATATGCGTTAAGCGTTGGCGGATATTGGAACGGGGATTGTTAAGCATTTTGGCGGTTTGTTATATTTTTGGCGGTTGATTGCGGATATTTGATAAAGTATTTCGAAGCGGGAAGCGACGGGCTTTGGCTAGTTAATCGGTTTTATTCAGTCGGTTGAATTTACTTTGATTAACTTAAAAACTGTATTTTATTAGATAGTTATTGATTAAGCGTTTCAAGTAAGGGTTGCGGTGTTGCAAGATTGCAACTGTTCAAAACTATTTAACTTATCCTTTAAATAACGCTTTAAATATAATTTCAAATATGTATTATCCAACACAGAAAGAATAACAATAAAAGAAAGAGGAAAAAATGATGTTAAGTTATAAAACAATCACATTTCATTATCCATTATCAAATATTGAAATTGATTTTAACGGAAAAAATGTTTTTAAGGTTTTTACTATTGATGATACGGGCAATAGAGATAATCAACCGCTTGAAATATTAAGAGAGCCATTAATGACAAACAAAAACGATATTAATTTGGCTCAATTATTTTGTGATAATTGGATAAGAACAGAATTATATAAAATTTAATTAACTCAAAGCCCTTAATCTAGGGCTTTGGGATAGTTAAAAGACTATCAAAAAAGAGAGGATAAAATGCAACTAACAATAGAGATAAAAAGCGTTTATGGCGTGGATAGGATTTATGCTGTATGTAATAACGCTAAATTAATAACAAAGTTAAAAAATAGTAAAACTTTAAGTAAAGAAGATATTTCAATTTTAAGAGAATTGGGGTATAAAATCGAAACGAAGCAACAAACGATATAGAAAGAATGAAAAATAAAAAAAAAGTTTATTGTTATAAATTTACCCCTACGGGAATTATAACAGTTTACTATGATGATATAACAAAGAGGTTAAAAGATAAAAAAAATATCAATCAAAACGAAATAAAAGAAATAGTTAAACAAATAGGTATAAATGATTAGAGAGTTTTGTCTTTCGGTAATTGTTTTGGCGTATCTTTACGCTTTAACAGTATTTTTATTTTTAATTTAATTAACTTATAACGCCTATTCATTTAGGCGTTATTGGATAGTTAAATAGCTATCATAACAATAAACAAAGGGTGTAAAAAATGGAAAATGTACAAACAACAGAAATAAAAAAAGAAATACCAAAAGACACTAGCAACGAATATTCAATTTATATTGCTTGTTTAGCTTCATATAATAACGGAATATTATTTGGTAAATGGATTAAGCCAAGTAATGATGTTGAAGAATTACAAGGGCAAATAAATGAAATTCTTAAATCTTCATCAATTCCTAATGCGGAAGAATGGGCTATTCACGATTATGACGATTTTCATAATTTAGGGGAAAATCCAAATTTGGAAGATATTACAAAAATCGTTGAAGCATATGAAGAACACGGAATAGAACAAATAAACGCTTTTTTAACTTTGTATAGTGTTGAAGATTTAGAACATTTTGAAGAAAGCTATCAAGGCGAACATGACAGCTTTTTAGATTATGCAACTAATATATTTGATGAATGTTATTTACATGATGTACCAGAAAGCGTTGCTTCATATATTGATTATGAAAAATTTGCCCGTGATTTAAACCACGATTATAACAGCGTTGATAGTACAAACGGGGTTTTTGTTTTTGGTAGCTTTTAATTAACTTATAACGCCTTAATATAGGCGTTATGGGATAGTTAAAAATAACTATCATTAAACAACTAACAAAAGGGTAAAAAATGAAAAAAAACGATTATAAGATGAGAGAATATATTGTCACTTTAAAAATTGATAATGAAAAAGTGAGAACTTTTGCCAATAACAAAAAAAGTGCAATCAATAATATTTTAAATTTTTACAGGTGGAAAAACTACAATAAAGATTGGGGTATCACAGCAAAATTTATAAGACAGCTTTAAAATTAGAAATCGCCACGCTGTAATGGCGTGGCGTTGTCAATTAAATGACAAGCACAAATAAAATAAACATAAAACACAGGCACAAGCGAAATAAGCCACAGGCACAGGCACAGGCACAGGCACAAGCGAACATACAAGCACAGGCGACAGGCACAGGCACAAGCGATTACAGTTTATATAAATAATCTCTAATATCTTTCCAATTATTAGCTATTGAATTTTTAGCTTTAAATCCCTCTTTCAATAAGTCATCAATAAACTTGCTTTCAAATAGCTTAACTTCTTTTTTATGTCCTATTAAAAAGTAATGTCCGATAGGGTGTTGCATAGCAAAAGATATTTGAAACGGGCTAATTCTTATTTTATTGTGGTCAGTACACTTTAGCTCACAGGTGTAAAACCTATGCGTGTTTTGAACATAAAACACAACATCAGGAAACCCTACGCCAATAAAATTTTCTATTCTGTGGTGTAGTATCTTTGGTGTTTCCTTTACGAAGCGTTTATAGAGGTCTTTCTCTTTCACTCTTTGTGTTTGTTATTGAGTTCAACATTAACTTCGTTTTCGTAGTCAGATAAAAAATCATCAACTGTTTGTGCTGTTGTGTTATCTATCTCTAAAATGTCCTCTACTTTGCCATTGTTCCATTTTGCATTAATAGACCACCCAATAATTCTTAATCGTTCTGTGTTTTCACTCATTTATTTCTTCCTCACTTTCTTCATCTTCTATTGGATTATGATAAAATACAATTCCACCCTCTAAATCGTGTGGATTTTTTAAATCTTCTTTATCGCAAGTATCTAAATAAGCCCAATTTGTATGTCCATAATTTTCTTCGCAATATTCGTCAAGCATTTCAGAAAAATCTCTACTCATTTCAAAGTCCTATATATTTCATGTTGTTCGTGTGCTAATTCTTGTGCTGTTTTAGCGTCATAATCTGGTTCTCTATCCTCATCTTTTTCTAAATCAAAGTCGTGTAGGAAAGCCATACTTAATTTTTCTAGTTTTATCATATCTTCATTAGATATTGGTATTTGACTTTCTATTCTAACTGCTCTCCCGTCAGATAAAAATTGTTCATCATCAATATCTTCATCACAGAAAAATTTAGATATTATTTGTCCGTCAGTATAAAAAAGACGCTGTTTGTTAGTTATAACTGCATAATCAGTATATTCTCTATCCCCGTCATAAATTCTAAAGCGTAATAGTGTTTTATCTTTTTTCATTTTCTAGTTCCTTTCTATTTCTTATCCCTATTTCTTCTATTACATCTGCCCATTGAAATATGAAGTTTTCGCAAAGGGTTTGCCGATACTTTTTTTCTTTCTTTATATTCTCATTAAAATTTATCACAGCTTTGTGATAACTTTCAATAAGTTCTTCTGTTATTATCTTTTTTTCTGCCATAGCGTTTTAAATACTCGTTTTCCTTTCTTTTTGTTGTAGCTTCCGTAATATCCGACTACTTCTCTTTTAGTTTTCTTTTTCATTTTATTCACTTTCTTTTAATACTTTTTTTATTTCGTTTAATATCCACTCATTATCATCAACTTCGGGATATTTCATTAAGTGTTCAATCATAGACAATTTATTTTTTAATTGTTTATGACTTTCAACTATTCTAATTGCTCTCATCTTTTGTTGTGCAAAAGTATTTTCTAATTTGTCTATTGCAATATTTAATCTTTCATCAAACATTTTTATTTTACTTTCCTTATTATGTTAAAAGAGGAAACATTATAATAATAATTTCCTTTTTCTATTTGTTCCAACTCTCTTTTTTTATCTCTATACTCCATAGCTTTATGGTACTCGTCAAAAGTTTGATTGTTTTCAACAGTACAATAATTATGGTTATTAGTTCTTATTACTACATATTTAGTTTCAATCATATTATCCTTGTAAGTTAATTGTCCATTTGTTTTTAGCTGTGCGGTAGTTATTTTTATCTAAATCAAAATAACAAAACGCTATTTCGCCACTTGTCGTTGTAAATACTTTTGATTTTTCATCAAGCATACCAGAACGACATACTGATTTTTTATCTATGTTTTCTTTACCATTAATTTTTTCTGGTACATAGATTATATTAAAATGTGCTTTCTTATTCTCTAACATTATTAGACTCCTCTAAATTTGATAAAGGCACTACTGTTTTACGAGTGTAATCATTACCATAATAATCTTTCCTTTCTTCATTAACTATATCTATTGGTGTTTCGCTTGGTTTAGTTATTAAACCTAGAGTAAGAACACATCTATCAATATTTTTATTTAACCAATTAATCATACAAGTATAATCACAAAAATAGTTAAGATATTTAGTATAATCATATTTAGTAGTAATTTTTTTTGTGCGTAAAACTTTAGCACCTTTAACACCTCTTATCCTAGAGAAAGTATTTCTAGTATGACAAGTAGGATTTTGGCAGTATCTTTCACTCATTTTTTTCCTTTCTATTATTTGTTATGGGATATTATATTACAATACCCCATAACAAGTCAATTATTAATTTACTGTTGCCTGTACTTGTCTTGCTTTCTTAAATTGTTCAATCACAGATTTGTTATCTTGTTTTGCTCGTCTTGATTTAATTAAGTTAGCCAAGTTTTCTGGTTGATAAATAGTTAATGAAACACCAGCAGTTCTTTGTAGTTCGTTCTCATTAACATCTAAACCCAACGCACCACACAAATCGATTGCGTCCTTAATATATTTATAATCTTTAAGAGCATTGTGTATATCTCTCATATCTTTAAATATATTTTCTGCCCAAGTATAATGAGCATTAACAAAACTTTCTTTTGCAAGTTTAAAAACTTTCATTTCATTAAACTCACTATTAAAACAAGGTATTGTTCTTGTACGACAATAGCTAGTTCCGATAACATCAAGAGAAAATTTATCTTTCCACTCTTGATATAATCCACCCTCACTATTAATCCCAAGAAATTTTTTTATCTTGTCTTTCTCTTGCGTCCAATTAGGATTTTCCCAATTTTCTTTTGCTTTCTGTTGGATATTAATTTCTGGATTAATACCTGCATTTTTTATTTCGTTTCGATAATATGCAATACCAAAATCAATATTATCAAATCGTCCTGACAAACTTGCGTCCATTTTAAAATCAAAATGTTCGGCAACATCATCATCTTTTTGAGTATCAGTTTTCATTTCAGTATTAGCAAAATAAAAACAACTATCTTTGGCAACTACATCACACGCACTACCATATTTTTTCTTAAATGCTTGTAGTGTTGCAACATCATTTTTAGGATATGCTCGTTGCACAACATTAGTAGCTAACTTAAATGCTCTATCATAGGCAATATTAATATCCTCTTTTGCTGATATAAAATTTTCAAGTTCGGTAGTTTTTTCGTTCTCAAAATGAGATTGAATTAAACCACCAATTTTTTTTCTTATATCTGCGTTCAGTCTTGTTTTACTTGTTTGCATTTTATTTTCCTTTCTATTTATTTATTAATTGTGTGAGTATCAAATCCCTAGCGAGAATTCAAGGTATCTTATATACTTACCTTACTATGCTGTTCGAACAATTGATTGGGTACACTTTTTAGCTAGTTCTTTGTGTTTAAACCTATCTCTCTTATTCGATACTCACACCTTGTAAATAAAATTTATTAAAAAATTATTTACAAATAAATATATAATGCCCCTTGAAATAAATGTCAATAGGATTATATGGGAAAGTGAATATCCAAAATCCCAAACTTATTAAAGTTCGTATGGGTATATTAAATACACGGATATTCATTAACCTAAATTAGTTATACCCTTTCTTTATTTAGGTTGTTGTGCGTGTGGGGGAAACTCCACACAATCAATATAAGGGTGAGAAAGAAATAATAATGAAAATACACGCAATAAATATGAATGACGGTTATCATTTAACTTATAACAGTATAGAAGATTTTATAATGGATTTTAATGATGGTCTTATAAGTTCTGAAACAATAAATTTATATACAGAAGAACAAAAAGAAGAAGTTAATAAAATAAAACAACAAATAAAAAAAGGTAAATAATATGAAAAAGAAAATAGAAAAAACAATTCTACATAATATTAAAGATGATGATATTGATATGCCTATGCAAACCACTTTTGATACTTGGTGTTGGTTTTTAGAGGGTTTTTCAAGTGAGTGTAGTGAAAATGTTTATAAAATGCTTGAAGAATTAGAAATAAAAGAAGATTGGAAATTTCAATCAAAACTTTTAAATTTTGTCGCAAGAAAAAAAGGTGTAAATATTTGTGATGAAACCGAGTGTTATATTGAACAATAAATAAATAATCCAAAAGCACAGGCGAATTGTGTTTAAGGCACAGGCACAAGCTATGTTTAAGGCACAGGCACAAGCGAGAACAGGCACAAGCGAACACAGGCGGGAACAAGCGACAATCACAGGCGAACACAGGCGCAGGCGCAAGCGATAACAGGCGCAGGCGCAAGCGATAACAGGCGCAGGCGCAAGCGAATATTGACCTTTACTCAAACTTACTATAAGCTCTATTCATGAACCTTCCGAAGAGATTAACAGAAATGCAACAGAAGTTTGCTGAATTATTAGTATTCAATGAAGGTAGAAAGACACCAACAGAATGTGCAATAGAAGCGGGATATGATAAAGATTCTGCTCATGTACGCGCAAGCGAATTAAGAAATCCAAATAAATATCCGGGCGTAGTTAAATACATTGGCGAACTGCGTGAAGAGATTCAAAAGAAATATGAAATCACATTTGAAAAGCATGTAGCTGAACTTGCAAAGTTAAGAGATTCATCTAGGGATAAGGGAGCGTGGTCGGCAGCCATCAATGCGGAAGTTGCAAGAGGAAAAGCTGCAGGTTTATATGTTGAGCAAAAGATTATACGAACAGGCAAATTAGAAGATATGACTGAAAAAGAATTAGAATTAAAAATGAAACAGCTTATTGAAGATCACAAAGGTTTAATAGTAGAAGCTGATTTTAATGTAGTTAATGAAAATCAAATAGAAAGCAAAGAAGAACCTAAACAATCTGACTCGATCTAATTACTTTAGACATCTTATGTTTTTGTGGTTCAGTTACTAACACAAGTCTATGTGTTTCAAAAGGACCGATTAACATATTCTCCATTAATTTTATTTCTGTGATGTCATGTAGATCGCCGTTCGGCATCTGAACTTGTATGCGTGCGTTCTGTGCAATTTCTGACTTTGTCAAAAGTTTATCAAGCACGCTTGCAAATGTCTTTCCATTTATCATTCTGATTTATCTTATCACATTTACATTGATTTAACAATAAGCAGCCAAAGTGAGTTCTATAAATACAACTAGAGATACTCGATTTTTTTAACAACTCCAATAGGGTAAATATTTCTGTCGCCATAACTTATAATCTCACCATCTTCAATTTCATATGAAGCAAAGGTCATAACAAAATTATCATCTTTATGAAATAGATGGCCTTCACTCACACAGGTACTACATTGCATATCCTTGAATTCATTCTCCTCGGCCCAACCTGTATCTCCAAGTATATCTATCCAATGTAATCTAACTCTTGGATATTTGCTAATGCTCATTCTACATAAGTAGAATTTTTACCCCCCAATTGCAAATTAAATTTGAAAAAAGGGGTCGCGTAGCGGGATACACAGAAATCCAGCAAAATGAACTATTTGCAATTCTACCCACTAAAATGAACAGTCCAAAATATGTATATAAATCAATAGCATATTCCCGCCGTGGCGAATCGTTGATACAAGCCCCTCCAGAATCGTTGTGCGCCAACACTTTTTTTCCCGTGGCGGAGTACAAAACCCTCTACTATTGATACACCTATGCACTTCTAGACGATTTCCGCCACGAGAGCCACGCGCCACGCTCCTCGAAAATATTTTATTTTATTTCTCTACCCCTAAAATTTCCCTTATGTGTGGCGGAGTAATAAAAAAGCTATATAAATCAACGATCCTCGTTCCTCGCTCCGCCATACGTCATTTCGCGCTCATTATTCCGTTGATATGCCATAAAGATCTGCTATTAGGGGGTCGCGGATAGGGGGTAATTAAGCATGGCTAAAAAGAAACAATCAATTGAAGATATCCTAGATAGTTTGAGAGAACAGATCGATCTATTAGAGGATAAAATAAACGACATCCAAGATCAAAACGAAGAGGAAGATTTTGATTCGGAAGATGAAGACGAAGACGAGGACGAAGAATAAGCAATTGGTGTGGGGCCTAAAAACCCCATACTAAAAGCCCATATTAGTTATTTCCTTATAAGTTTTTTTCAACAGTTGTGGGTATTCCGGATTAGTAGAATAGTTATATAATAGATAAAAATACCTATTTACATCATTAACTCTCATTTTAGATTGTAATTCACGTTCATTCCTAAATGATCTGTAAAAATCTTTAGTATTTAACAAATTCATATAATACTCTATAGATTGGCATTTAGATTGAAATTTAGCCACTCTAAACTTCGCATTTTGGTTACCTGCAGGTGTCATGCCAGTATGTAAATTTTTAAACTGATATATGCCCATTAAATTGTTTCCCTCTTTAGCATATCTGCTGCGCCCATAATTAGACTCTAGCGCCGCCTGTGTGAGTAGTAATTTTCTAGGTATTCTTTCTTCTTTTTTATATCTTTTATCTAAATAGTCCGCGCATTTATTGACGGATTGTATAAATTCCTTGTTATTAGAGTAGCCAAAGGCGGGTTCTGAAAAAACTACAAAGAGAATAATAAACAACCAAAGAAGAGCTATTAATCCATACAGTACATAATGTTTTAAATTATTCACGTAGTCCTCCTGCAATGTTAGTTGATTGTTAGCTTATTCTGTTTCCTTTTGACAGATTTTCGCTGGCCCATAAGGGCTGTAAGTTTGTATAGTGAAAGCATTCTCGTTGTTCTGACGGTTTTGTCAAGTCAAAAGATGAACAAGGAATTATGTGGTCTATATGCCACTTTCCGTGGTTTTTCCAAGTCATTCTAGGTTTAAATAATTTTTCTAAATGTTTTTTAGCTGTAATTATATTATTAACACCAAGTAATTTTAATGTTTTACTTCTTTTTTTATCATTTTTTAATGCTAACCTTATTCGTGCCCTAATTGTTTTTCTTAATTTAAAATTAATATCTGTTTTTAATCTATCCCTTATGTATTTATTAAATTTATCTTTTCTCTTCATTCTTGCTTTTTTAGCCCATTTCAAAATTTTTTCTTTATTTCTTGAACAATATAATTTTTGATAGTTTCTTTTTCTTTTATTAATTATTTTTTTATTTTTTTGATAATATTCTTTGGATTTTTTAAGTATTCTTTCTTTATTTTTAATGTAATTTTTTTTACATCTTAATAATATTTTTTCTTTATTTTTAATATAATATTTTTTATCGTACTTTTTTTTGTATTTCATAATACTGATCTACTCTTTCTAAAAATTCGTGCATGTATTTTTTAAGTTCTTCACCTTCTATAATAAACTCTTGATAATAACTATCCGGCGTCACCATCATAATAACTCCTTTTTGAATATCTGTTTGATAAACTGTGTTGTGCGCCATAGCATAACCTGCAAGTTGTAGACAATAATCCTCGATCCACTCTCGACGCTTCGGTTTATTTGATTGTTTAAAGTCAATAATACTGTCCTTTCCTTCGTGCACTGCGACCATATCTGTAGCTCCAGCGTATAGATCTGGATAAAATAGGGTAGCTTCTGTGGCGTAATATTCGCTGATTTTATCTTTCATTCCTTTCTCAAACACTGTTTGAGCCATCGAATGAGCATTCTTACCTACATCAGTTAAATCTAAATAACCTTGACCTGTTATGTAGTGCTCTAAAATAGTATGTAACGCCGTTCCACGATTCGCTGCAGTCGTAACTACTTTCTGCGCTTCGGTAGATCCGACACGTAACTTCCACGCATCAAGTGATTTTCTTTTTTCTTCAGGCATCGTAGCTGAAAGAATCGTAGTCACCGATGGTAATTTTGTTGTACCTATCTCATAGTGTCGTTTATCATCTATTAATGATCTAATAGATTTAGGGTAAATAAATTTAGGATTATGTTTCATATAAATACTCTAATAACGTAAGATAATATAATCATTCCAATAATAAAATTTCTAACTTCCTTCAGCGTAATATATTTTAATGCCCATCGATTTTTGCTTTTTCGATACAGAACGATTAATTGTATCTCCTCGTTTACAATTATAACTTTGGGTCTTACGACGAGATACGGACTTAACATCAAATAAACGGGCTTTACCTTTTTTGTCAACCACGACGATATCGAACGGACATTGAGGATCCAATGATCTAGCAACATAATAACCTTTGTTTAAAAATTCTTTTGCAGCAATTAGTTCTGAACATACACCTTTTATTGATCTACTTATCATTAATGTAATGTCTTGTGATTAAAAGGTTCTATTGATTTAGATCTTTTCATAATAGTTACCATTATTTCTTCAAACTCACCTGGATGTTTAAACACCGTTTTATATAATCTCATAGCTTGTGCCATCATAGTAGATGCAACCATCTGTGGTTCATTAGTTCTTAATACGAGTTCAACCATCTTATCAAATAGTTCTCCGTAGATTATTTCAAGTTCTAGTTCTTTATTCTTTTTAGTTCTTTTCATAATCCAATCTTTCTTACATCTTCTTCTGTATATAATGCATTTAATTCTTTATTCTCTATTTCATACAAAGGTGCTTTAGTTTCAAATGAACTTCCGTCCGATCTAAATCTTGGCATTCCTTTATCAAAGAAAGAACACTTCTTAAAAAATTCTTCTTTCGGTAACCAACCACATATTTGAATGATTCGTTCGTTCTTTACAATACTATTAAATATATAAATGTCATTTGGAAAATTTTTTTGATAACCAACAAAGTTGTGAACATAATTTGGTTTCATATAAACTGTTCGGCCCATAGTTTTAATATCAATCTTCTTACCATTAATAATAATATCCACTGTCCCCGCTTCGTTGTACTCGGGTAGTTTACCGTGGACGATATCATAGATTACTGCTTCACCAAGTATGCCCGTGTATTGCTGCTCTTTACTTCCATTAGCTCCAGCGCTTCTATTACCAAAATTTCTTTTGTTAACAGCATCCCAAGCAAACTTACAAAGATCTTCTTTCAACTTTATATTTAACATTACATACTTTCTTTACACTTTAAAACCTTATCAACGAATTTAGTATTAACTAAAGTTTTTATTTTACTCTTTAATCTTTTATTTTCTTTCTTTAAACGATCTATTGTTTCGTCTAAATCATTCGGTCCACGTTTCATTTTCTATTTAAGTACATTAAATAAACTATAATGCACATCACAACAATGGCTGTGATCTCTGCATACACTATATTTATAACTGTTTGAGTCATATAGATAACTCCGCATTATCAATGTTCTCTAACATTTCCTCTTCTGTAAATGTTATCTCACCTTGTGATTTACATTCTTTACATTGGTATACTTCACCATAGCAATCTCTACGATACCCATTACCTTTGCAATCATGACAAATAGTTTTATGCGTTTTGTTTTCCTTGTCCATTTGTTTTTTCTCCTCTATTTTCTTTATAAAACTTTAAAAGTTTATCTACCATTTTAGATCGAGTTCTATTTGTTCTTTCTGCTTGTAATCCAAGTTCTTTCCAAGTTGTTATTGCAACAGATAAAGACTTGTATTTAGACGGGTTTGCCATTTTCTTCTCCTTTTATTTTAGTTTTTTTTTATGTAATACTCGTATACTGGTTTTTTAGTTTGATCTCCTGATTCAACTTTTTTTTGATATAAGATAAAAGAATCATTCTTTTTTTCAAAATCTAAAAGATCATTAGAAAACTTTCTCATTTCATATTTATCTTTTGAATCTTCAGCAAAAAAACCTTTATAATATACCATTTTTTCACTTCTTTTAGCAGACGCAACCCATTTGTTTACTTGTTCAAACGTCATATTTTTTCTTTCTATTTGGTTCATATTAATATGGGAAGATATACTAAAAAAACAAGTGTTGCAAGATAATTATATTTAAGGTATTGTGGATATCTCTTCTCACACCTTTTGTTTGCTCGTCCTAGTTTACTAGGGCGGGCATTCATTATCTTCTCCCTTGACCGTTATATTCTTTTCTATCGTTACGTTTATTAGGGCTTTTTGAATGACGTCCTGGACGTTTCTTATTTGATTGATTTATAAATTTACCATTACCTACGCTTACTTTACGTGCCATTATTTTATTTCGGTCATTAAACCTAATCTTTTACTATTTGTAATTGGAATATATTTGATAACTCCATTAATATATTGTTCTATTTCTTCACCACACAAAGCACATCTGTAAAAATCTTTATATAAAAATATCAAAGGTGATAATAAATTGCAATAGGGACATATACCATGTTCTATTTTGGCATCTAATCTTAAAGCTTCTTTAATTTTT